TCTGCATACTCGCTCAAGGATTTCTTGAAGCCAGATAACTTCAAGTCTTACGATGAGTTGAAGGCGAAGTTGGATAAGGTTCTTGGTGCTGGTGGCGCAACTGCTGCGTCTGCGCGCAAGATCGAAGATGAGGAAGCATCTGCTCCTGTCGTTCGATCTGCTCCTGCCAAGAAAGTCACTGCTGAAAGCGTGAGTGTCTCGGATGACGATGACATGGCGTTCTTTGAGAAGTTGGCTGCTGAGTAATTTCAGTTAGAAAACAGTTTATGTTTTCAGGGGGACTTCGGTCCCCCTTTTTTATGCGTAATAATCTAGAATCGCTGATGGATGGTTGAAATCTTTTAATGTTGCTCTCATGAATGCACTTTCATCAGAGCGAGGCGACGCCTGTGCGATTGGCGTTTTTGGTGGTTGTATTGGTTGTGGTGCTGGCGGTGCTTGATTGATTACGATAGGTGCAGCAGGACCAGCAGCAGCTGCTAATTGATTTGCAATCATTTGTTGAGACTGTGATGATATCATATTCGACAAACTGCTAGGCATTGGCTGCAATAACATCTTATTCGTCTTTTCATCCATTTGCGCAATGAATGCTTCGTAGTCACCTTCGCGTGCGGTCAATTGACGCGCCTTCATATCATTCAATGCAATCTCAGCTGGAACAGATGGTCGTTCTGATCTCCATCCTCGATCATAGTTGGCTGCAGAAACTGCTGCTTCGGTAGATGGAATGAATGGCACTGCTGTTTGAGTTGCAGCGGTGGGCGCGGCAGCTGCTGGTGCTGCAGCAGTTCCAGCAGTTATTCCTGCAGCGGCTTCAGCTGCTGGAATGTTCGAACCTGTCCCTGCTAATCCTGCAGCGACTCGTTCTTTATAATTATTTGCAAATAATTGTTCAGCATAATCTGCGCGCATTCTTGCTTCAGTGCCTGCAGATCTTTCATAGAATTTATCAACATATAGTGCTGCGCTAGTTGGAGTTTGCATATCGCGCAACTTTCTTCCAACCTTGTATTCTGGTGATGCTGAATTATTCAATTCCCATGCAACGTATTGCAGTTGCTCAGCAAATGTTGATTTCTCGATTGGCTTACCGAATATCTGAGCAAATCTTGTTTTTCTTTCACCGCGCCATTGAGCAATACCGTATGCTCCTTCTTTGTCATTCTTAGCATCAGTCTTCAATTTACTTTCTTGAATCAAATTACCGACGATGCCTGCAGCGACTGCGCGAGAATATCCGCCACCAGGACCACTCATAAAGAAATCCATTGCTTCTTTGGCTGATCCAAGTTGAGACACTGCTCTCAATTCTGCTTGAGTTGCACCAGTTTGTGTTCTGGCACTAGGCGTAGGTGTTACTGGCACATTTGGTACTGCAGCATTAGTTTCAGCTGCAGCTGCGTCGCCAACCTTTTCTTCTGGGATATTGTTAAATTCTTTCCATAATTCTAAAATATCCATGGCTGTCCAAACAGCAAATCCTGCATTCACAAGTATAACTAGTAAACCTGGAATTGCACCAACTCCAGTTGCACCAAGACCCAACCCAACGCCGACTGCTGCCAATCTTTTTGCAACTGCTTTATAAAGCACTGGACTTCTTTTCGCCACAAATGCCATGAATTTACGCCATGTACTATTAGCTGCGCCTTTAGGCATATTCTTAACATCAGCAATAGCATTGACGCCTTGTTTGGCAATATATGCTGTGGCTGCACCTTTGATTGCAGCATCTCTTCCAATCTCAGCACCGCCACGAGTTGTATCTGTTGCGCCTAGTGCACTAGTCAGCATATCTGCAATACCAATCGCGCTTAAACCTTTGAGACCTGTACCCAATATACCAGAAAATCTTCCAGTTGGTTTTCCTGGTGGTGGCTTTTTGCCATCGGGAGTCACAATATTATTTCTGTTGGGCACATTTGATTTCAATAACAAAAGATCTAATTTATCATGTACGGATGTTCTACCGACTCCGAGAATACCAGCAAGTGCCTTTCCTTTACCCTTCTTCATATTCATGAACATACCGAATAGTGACGGATCAATAGATGCAGACAATGCATCAATTTTTCTCTCAAGGCGCATAATGTCGAAGTCTTTAATTTTCTTAGAAAGATCTCCTAGAGATTCTTCCATCAACTTCATTGGATCTTCGTCTGCATAAATTGCTTTTGTAAGGGCTTGTGTTCTATTTGCTGCAGCCACTTCTTTATTTGAAACGATTTTATTTGTTTCAACGTTTCGAAAACGTCCAGTTGACCCAAGTCGTGGGTCGAATACATACTTTCCTTGAATGCTCTTTTGGGTGAGGAGTTTTTCTACAGCACGGACGCTCTTCTTAACTGCAAGAACTTCTTTGATGATGATTGATAGTGGCTTACTGATGGAAGCCAATCCGCGCTTTTTCTCTTTTTCTTCTTTATCTAACCCAAGTGCTTTTTTGGCTTTTTCGATATCGCCAGGTGATGCTTTCTTTTCTAGCAATTTTTGAGCCGCTGGACCCAAATTAATCCCCAGCATCTTGAAGATCTTTGTTCTTTCACCTGTAATACCTTTTGTTGCCACAAGGTATTGCTGAGCGACTTCTTGGGAGATTCTAGAAGCAGCAATAAATGACTTGAGACCACCCATTCCAGCGGTTTCTTTTTCGACTCGTTCTTTTATAATCTTCTCTAACTTTGCATCAGAATTCTGAAATTGCTTCAGCATCTGCTTATAAAAAGTCGATTCTGCTTTGTCTGTTGCCATTTATTATCTTTTCTTTTGTGCTTGTGACAGTTTCATCATCTCGTTCTGCTCTTTGATATGATCGACGAGCATCTTCACATATATTTGCTTTTCCCACGGTATCAATCCGTCTAACTCATTTAATGACCACTTATGGTGTTGCATCAATGAGAAATTGGATTGAAAGTAATTCTTCAAGGACTCATAACCAAACGTCATTCGAAAAAATTTAGAATACCCTCCACGTTCACATCATGAACGTAAGAACATTTCTCACAAGTAATCTTTTGTTCTAAAATTACTCTTGGGCTCGTTGCAAAGAAGTTTTTGATATTTCTAACTTGATCAAGAGTCAAACTCTCAAAAAATGCTAGTAACTCGTCTTTGCTTACATCCTTTGCCTTATAAATTTGATTTGCGTCATAGATGTAATCAAGGTAATCTACAATAACCTCATATCCACCATCTTGAAATTTCTCGTCTAACACAGACTGAGGAATATTCAAAGTTGGATAATTAAACTTAACGCCAACCGCATCAGTCAATTTAATGATATTTGTATGGTTGTCATCTATCTTATACTTAACATTTTCTAGCGCAAGATTAAAATTAATCTTGTGATCGCACGTATTTCCGTTTACGATGTTATTGCATTGATACGTCATCTCAGCCAGAGATCCAACAGATTGCATTCTGAGATGGATAAAGAACATCTCAATGTCGAACGTCGGCAGTGAATCAATGTCAATATCATCTAAACAACAGTTAGTGATAATCTGTTTAATCGTCTTTACGACTTCGTTCAACTCGTCTGTTTCTTTTGCCATCAAAAGAAGTTTTTCTTCTTTTACAAGAAACGGTCTAAAACGAATCTTTTTATCTAACGATTTCAAATACACTTCATGAATCGGATGTTCAATTTTAGGCAGCATGTAATCACTCCATTATACAAAATTAAAATAGTGTAGAGCCTGATGGCGGTCTCAATATGGAATCAATTTCGCGTTTTGTTGTTGGGCTATTGTTAAATGCTTCAATAGCACCAGTTGTCCAATAATCGTATTTGAATACGACGGTTAGTCTATGAATCCCATCATCGCCCCAATTCATTTGTAGAGGCGATATTGAGATTGGAAATGCTTTAAATATTTTTGCGGTATAGATTGGCTTTGGAATCTGGCTATCTGCATAGTCTGTATATTGATTAATCTCAATATCTGTTGTATAACTGTACTTGTAGTTTGGGTTATATCTGTTTATTGGAATGACTAGATTTAGCCATTTATCAAACAGCTTCTTTTCCCAAAAATCACCAGCGCAAATAAATGTTAGTGATAGATCAGAAAAGGATGGAAATGATGCGACAGGAGTTGATACTCCATAAATCTTGTTGTCGACTGTATTGATATTATAGCCAGGAAGTTCGGCAGTCTCGCATTGGAAACGAAGATCTGTTAACTTTTCGCCGACTAATGCTGGTGGGGTATAAATCCGAACATCGAATTTGGATGGTTTAGCATAATCGCCATGTTTTCCAAAATGTTCTCTAAATTGATTAACATTAAATGCCATTAGGTTTTATACACCATCTTTTCCGTCGGTAAAAAGATCGCCGTTTCCCAGTTATCAGGTTCAATATAGATCAAAGGCGAACGAATATGATCAAGTAGATATCGCTTAATACATGGCTCAATCATTTTATATCTTCTCGAACTCGCCAATAAGTCGTATGACAATCGGAACGAAGTCGAGTCATCATATTTATCGTTGTTTATAAAATCGTGCAATTTATCTAACAGGGCGAGGCGATTGTATGGGTCTAGATAATGAAGGTTTAGTCCCAAGAATCCGTCATCGTAGATGTCCATCGGAAGGACGAGCGGGAACTTGTCCCAGACAGGAAGTGTGTCCTTTCCCTTTGCATCGTACTTGAAGAAATACATCTTTCCGATAAATGCTCGAGCTGAAATGCGGCTGGCGTCTCCGAGAAGATTCGATCTGTTTGTTGGAATCTTCATCTTGGCGATCTGGCTCTGAAGCCAAGCACGAGCCTGTGTCGATCTCGGAGAAACTCCGAGGTTCCTCATATCTTTCTGCACTTTATCGAGTAGGGATGCCATTAGATTCCTAGATGTTCTTCTGTGATAACCTTAAACTGCCACTGGCGGTCTTTACAATACTCAACTGCTGCCTTCCACTTGGCTTCATTTACACCCCAAGTCATCACTTCAGTGATATATCGGCGAGTAATCTTGCTCTTTTTCACTGGTGGTTGCGATTGGCTCTTGGGTTTTACTTCAAGAATCATTGCCTCAACCAAACCATCTTTGTTCTTAACTCTGACAAAGAAATCGGGGAAATAACGATGCCAACGATTGTCAACTGGGGATAAATAAGGTATCACTATTTCTTCGTTGGACCATCCAATTACACTCGGATTTTCATCTAGGTGCACCATTACTCGGCGTTCCCATAGAGATCTGTACCAGATGTTCGTAGGATCACCTAAATATTTATTGGAATTTTTCGGACTAAACCGACCACTATAAGCCATAAACGTATTTATAGGACAAATTAATGTCGAGTATTTTTGAAAGATTTGCCAGAAGTGGTGGTGGATCAACTCCACTTGGGGTCGTTGCTGGAACAAAAGGCACAGACAATCCAGCTGAACTTCAAGAAGTCAAGATTACTTCGAAGAAAGCACCACCTCGATCGGCAGAAGGTACAGTCGTTCGTGCTCCAGCAACTAACACTGATCGCGCTGCAACTGGACCGCAACAATCATTGAGTAAAAGTCCATATGACTTTAGAACATTAAAATATCCAACTAACCTTGGTGATCAAAGTGCACGACATTGGATTAAATTTACGCCAAATGTTCAAAATGCCTCAAGATATGAGGTGAAAAAGGAAGCTGGTGGAGCGGCAGGAATTGCTGACAGCAATCGTTTTAATATTGGTGGGCAATTAGCATCTTCTCCCAATCCACTTTCTGGATCTGCGGGTGTCATAGGTGGTGCAACAGGAGTTCTTTTGGGTGCTGGTAAGGTTGCTAATGCGCTCGAGAATGCTCAAACACTACAAGGGCTGGCTGCTGGTGTCGTGGGTGGTGTAGTGGTAGGTGCTGTTGGTGGCGCATTTGCTGGAGAAGCAATTTCTTCAATTGCTTTGGGAAGAAAAACACGCCGCGCAGCAGCATCAATTTGTTTGTATATGCCAGACACAGTCAATGTTACTTCCGTTAACGATTATGATCAAGTAAGTTTGACGCAAGCATTAGGATTAGCTGGATTGGCTGCGCAAGCTGGTGGATCTATAGTCGATGAATTTAAAAAACAATTGGAGAGTGGAACCCCTTCTTTGGGTGGGTTGGTTGGTACAGCAGCAGGAAGAGAATTGATTGGATTGGGCGCAGAAAAAACTGGAGCATTCGGTCAGGGTATTACTGACGTTCTATTGTTCTCTGCGGGATACGCTCAAAACCCTCAAGTTGAATTGCTCTTCAAGACAATTCAAAACCGCGAATTCTTATTCGACTTCAAGTTTGTTCCGCGAAATCCAGCAGAGTCGGCTGAGATCATCGATATTATCAAGCAATTTAGATTCTTTTCCGCACCAGAAATCGCAGCGCAAGGTCAAGGCAGATATTTTATTCCACCTTCAGAATTTGATAT